AAAAAGTTTCATCGAAAGGATTAACGACGAAAAGGACGAATTAAAAAGCATCAAAAAGGATGAAATTAAATTATTACTGTATAATAATTTAGATAAAATAAAGCAGTCGTGTAAAAATCCGGATATAATCAAAATAGATAATGACGAAATAGAATTATAATGAATCAACTTTGGCTACATACTCATCTATATTTTCAATAGCCGCTCTAGAATTTTTCGTTAATTTAACACCATAAAAATCAGACCAATCTTTATTATCAATTATAAATCGAATAATACTATCATGGTCCCAATCATATATTAAATTTAATTTATAAAAACTATCAGTAGCATTTTTTAACAATATATTATATTTTCTTCCAATTTTATATAAATAATGGAAAATAGCGTGTTGCATAAGATATGTATTATATTCATCATATCCTATTGTTTTATCAAGAATGATGTTACTAGGAATAATTACATCTTTCTTATATTTTTCAAAACCCATTTCAAATCCTCTATCAAACTCATAATATAAATCTGTAATAATTTTACTATTTTTAGGTGCCATCATAAACCAATTATCTATATGTGGTTGTTCTGGTAAAAGTGTATTTTCTTTATATTCATAGAAACAGGCATCATATTTATTTGCTACCATATCATCATACATATCATCTAAAAATTTTCCATTAATTATAAAAATAGAGGTATCCATCCAACAACCACCTCTTTTTTTTAATAAGTCAATTCTTAAGAAATCTGCAAATCTTGTCGCATCCATTTTACCAGAACCATATTTTTTAATAAATTCAGTATCCACATATTTATAAACATTGTCTTTATTTAATATAACAATTTCCCAATCGGAAGATAAATTTCTTTTCCAAGAACGAACGTGGCTTTGAATTACAGGATTATTTTCTATATCATCCCAAAAACCATAAATTACTTTTGGTAAAACATAATTATTGCTATCATCTATATTATTAAACATTTCCCCTTCATTTATGGATATATGTAACTTGTAAATTATAAATATTAAAATTAAAATTATTATTATTATAATTTCATCGGTCATATGTCAATATATATTACCTATATAATATTTATAAACTGAATAAAAAAATTAATATTTTTTTTAATATTTGATTTTAATAATATTTTATATTTTTTCTGGAATTATTTTTTTATTCTTTTTATTATGTTTTTTATGATTCTTTTTACGATGCTTTTTACATTTTTTATATTTTTTATATTTTTTATATAAGAATATGCTTAATACTCCTAATAGTATTAGGACTACAGTTAATAAAATAATAAATAATATTTGTATATTATTTTTACTAAACGAATTTAGGATATTTACATCAGATGATTCCATATAAATATATTTAGATAATAGTTACACCTTTTTAAGGAATTATAAAATTAAATGTCTGAATGGTATCTATATTTTTAAAATTATATTCACCAAGTTTAATTTTTTCCTTTTTATCCATGTAATATTTATAAATTACTTGAATAGTCTTTCTGTCAATAAAATGAAGATTACCTTCCGTATCGTGAAATTTTTCTGGGCGAAGTTTGTAAAATTGTTTGTCTTTAATCTTATCGATAATCTCATTAATATTAAAAACAAATAAATTATCTGTCTCGTGATATTTAATATTATTTTCACTATCCTCAATATTATCTAGATTAGACAAGTACATACTTTTAAAATTAGGAAAATCATCTGGGAGCTCACAAAAATAAATACGATACGTTTTGTTATAATCTGTTGCATCAACATAATTTTTGTAGGTTCCATTTAAACACTCTTTAGGAATGAAAATCGTCTTACAACTCTCTTCGTACAACTCTCTAGTTGCTGTCTTTTCTAAAGTTGTATCAGTTGAATCAATCCGACCTTTAGTCATTCCACAATAATACTCTCCGCGATTCTTACCAAGAACAACATTTGAATTCCTAAAAAGATAGATTAAATCATTAGAAAACAATAGAACCCCAGAACTGTTAAATTTGGTGTTTCTAATCTTAATTTCCTTCTGACAACCATATCTAAAATCATTTTTCATTCGATAAGCCAGTCGTAAAGTCTTATTCATATCCTTCGTTAGGTCGTATACCTCTAAACATTCACAAATCTCCCTTCGATGAAGTAACCCACAAGTCTTATTACAATTATCTATATCACACCTACTCTTATCATCATTAATTCCTTCTAATATAGTGGTCTCATTAACATGAGACAAGTCGCTAGTCTTACTAAAACTCATTAAGATGGTTATCATTATAATAAATTAAAAATTATTCAATTTTTTTATTTATCTCGTTTAATAATTGATTAATTTCTTTTTCAAAATTGATATTACTTTCGCTATTATCAATTATATAATCAAATTTGTAAAAGTCTAATTCGTTTTCACTTTTATGATTTTTAATTTTTTCATATCTTTCTTTATCACCTTTTGATTCGTTAATGTATCTTAATTCAGTCCTATCTTGAGCAACAATTCTAATTAAATGACCATTCTTTTGTTTTATATAATTTAATTCATTATTAAATCGTATATCACATATAATAATCAAGCAATTTTCACCCGATCTCCTTCTAAAAGTTTCTATTTGAATATCTAGTCCTCTAACCCATATATCCTGATTATATTTATCTCTCCCGTTTTCCGTTCCATATTGTTGTAATTTATGCCTTGTTTCAAATGTTTTATTATCATATAATTCATCGTATGATAATAATGTATCTCTTGCATATAATTCATTTTTCATTAAATCACCAAATCCAATAATTAAGATGTTGTATTCTTTCCTAAAATATGGATAAATAATTTTTTCAGCAATATAATTTTTACCTGAACCCATTTTACCGGATAAACCAATTATAATCATATATGATTATAAAATATACAATAAATAAATGAATATGCAATTTTTAACAATAATTTATAGGGTCAACATCTAAATAAAAAAAATTAACCATATAAATATTTGTAGAAAATAAAATAATTAAAAGCAATCACACTTTTTCCCAAAACAAGGGTTCATACGGGGATAACTCTTACAATGGATTACATTTCCAATCGCTCGAGGACAGGTGCAACTGGTTTGGGTGCAAAGACCATTATAAGATACTCTTGACTTCTTTGGAGTACTATATCCATCGTTATCATCAAAAGAAACCTTATTATTTAACTTGAGATTAGTGAGATTAATGGTAATATCATTTAGGACATGTCGCGACATAATAATCATAAGCCATAAGTAATAAATAATAATTTCAATTTTTTTTTAATTATTAAAAAAATTGGCATTCTCAAATAAATTTGATTCAGCATTTTTTTTATAAATTTTTCTTTCATATAAATTTATAAAAAAATTGATATTTAAAACTTTAACCATTAATAATAATTAATATGTCATATAAGGGTAAAAGTTACGAAAAATACGAAGAGGATATTGTAAAATTTTGGAACGATAATAATATTTTTCAAAAGTCTATTGATAATAATAAAAGTAATGAACCATTTGTATTTTACGATGGTCCTCCTTTTGCAACTGGATTACCTCACTATGGTCATGTTGCAGCAGGGTTCATCAAAGATACTATTGGGCGTTGGAAAACCATAAATGGTTTCTACGTCCCCCGGCGTGCAGGATGGGATACCCACGGCCTTCCTATTGAATATGAAATTGAGAAGAAACTAGGAATTAAAACGAAAGACCAAGTAATTCAATTTGGTATTAATAATTATAATGAAGCCTGTCGCGATATTGTTATGACTTATGCAAATGAATGGAAAATTACAATGAACCGTCTAGGTCGTTGGATTGATTTTGATAATGACTACAAAACAATGGATGTAGAATTTATGTCCAAAGTATGGAATGTCTTTTCTAGAATTTATGAAAAAGATCTAATTTATGAGGGAGTTAAAATAATGCCCTATTCCGTTGCTTGTACAACTCCACTTTCTAATTTTGAAGCATCTAATAATTATCAAAATGTCTCTGATAGAACAGTTATTGTACAATTCCCAATTAAAAATCAAAAGAACCAGTATATTTTAAGTTGGACAACAACACCTTGGACACTTCCAGGACATTACTGTCTTTGCATCAATAAAGATTTAGACTATATTCTTTTTGATTACAATGACAGTAATTATATCATCTGTAAAACCAGGCTAGATTTTCTGACAGAAAAAGCCAAACTTAAAGATATTAAAATTATTAAGGAGTTCAAAGGTTCTGAACTAGTTGGTCTAGAATATGAACCACCTTATTATTTTTCCAATTGCTCAAGTTATAAGATTGTTGCTGATAGTTTTGTATCTGATGATTCAGGAACTGGTGTTGTTCATATTGCTCCAGCTTATGGCGAAGATGACTACAGAGTTGCATTAGAAAATAAGCTAATTACCAAAGAACTTAATTCTCTTTTCATCCATATTAATGATAGTGGATATGGTATTAACTGTGGTTCTTTCATTAATAAAGATATCAAAGAAATGACTAATATGGTCATTACTGATTTGAAATCAACTAACAAATCATTTGTCGTCTTTGATTACTATCACAGCTACCCTTTCTGCTGGCGGTCAGACACACCTCTAATTTATAAAGCGGTTAAATGTTGGTTTCTTAAAGTAGAAGCGGTGAAAGAAAGAATGGTTGAAATTAACAAGGGTATTCATTGGGTGCCTGAACACGTTGGAAAAACCAGATTTAATAATTGGCTTGAGAACACCCGTGATTGGTGCATTTCAAGAAACCGTTATTGGGGAACACCAATTCCCGTTTGGGTGGCTAACGATGGTGATATTATTGTTGTAAAGTCGAAGGAACATCTTGAGGAATTAACTGGTCAAAAAATTATCGACTTGCACCGACACCACGTAGATAGTTTAAGTATCTTTAAAGATGGGAAAGAATACAAGAGAACGGATACTGTTCTTGATTGTTGGTTTGAATCAGGAAGTGTTCCATTTGCTTCTCCTACCATTAAATATCCAGCTGATTTTATTGCAGAAGGATTAGACCAAACCCGTGGCTGGTTTTACACACTTCTTGTCATTGGTACTATTCTTGAAGATAAATCACCATTTAATAATGTTATTGTAAATGGTCTAGTATTGGCTTCCGATGGGAAGAAAATGAGTAAGCGCCTTAAAAATTATCCTGACCCAAATGAAATTGTAAATCAATATGGTTCCGATGCACTAAGATATTATTTGATTATGTCAGGTATTTCAATGGCAAATGAACTTCGATTTAATAGTAATGAAGTTAAAGAAGTCCTTCAAACTGTAATCATTCCGCTTACAAATAGTATGGCATTCTTTGATGAATATTATACACTGTTTATCAAAAATAATGTCTTCCAAGAGCAAATTTCCACCAGACCTTTTGACAAATGGATTTTGAAGAAAACTTATGATTTTGTGGAAAAATATACTAACTATTTAAATAATTATGAAATTAATCCATTGGCTAACTTGGTAATTAATTATATTGACCAGCTAAATAATAATTATATTCGACTAAATCGGGATGTTATAAAAGGAAAGGAAGACAACTGTCTAATGGCTTTATCAACATTAAAGAAAGTTCTTAATATCCTTTCGGTTTATCTAAGCCCAATTCTTCCTTTTCTATCCGAGAAAATTTATCAAAATATTAACAAAACTTTAGATTCGGTACATCTACAAAATGTTAAATCATTTAATATTAGTAATATCTATGACGAAGATATTAAAATGATTGATTATATGCTAAAAGTTGTAGAAATGACCCGTAAAATTAGAAATACGTTTAATCTTCAGCTTAAGATGCCTCTTAAGAAAATGATTGTCTATTGTGATGATAGTGATTTAATTAAATCATCTGAAAATTATATTCTTACCGAATGTAATCTTCTTGAAATGGAGGTAAGTAAATGGGAAGCAAGTAGCTATATTTATAAATATACGATTAATCTTAAAACGGCTGGAAAACTTTTACGTGAAAAGAGAAAGGATTTCGAAACTTTTATGACAGGCCAAAGTCAAGAAACTCTTTCTGATATGTTTAATGGTAAAGTAATTAATTTTAACGATATCTCAGTAAATTCTGATTTAGTAACCATTCATCAAGTCATCCCAGATGAGAGTGAACCAGGGTTTAAAGTCGAGGAGGATATTTATAATAAAATTAAAATTAAATTAAATATTGATGCAGATGAAAATACAAATGAACTTTATATTTCCAAAAACATTTCTACCGCTTTTCAAAGACTAAGGAAAATCGGTGGATATCATGTTTACGATGAACTACGACTAGTCATTAAAGAAAATCAGTTTAAACCAATTATTATTAAACATATGGATTACATTATGAAAACTACCCGTGTAGAAATTGAGATAGTTAAAAATGAAATTAATTACGATTTTCATAGAATGGTAGAAATAAATGATGTCGAGTGTGATATGTTCTTGATAAAAAAATATTAGAATGCAGTTAGCCAAGCCTGTCTCTCATCTTCAGGCATATCAATTGCATTCATAAGAACTATAGCTTGTTCAATCTTTTCTTTATCATTTAATTTATTATTATTTGCAATATTAGCCATATTTTCCTGAAACTCTTCTTTAATATTTCTAGGAGATAGGAAACCATCGTGAAAACCAACCATTACATTAGCTAACCGACTAATATGTCCTTGAGCACACATTTCTACTGAATCTAAACACTCTTCATAAAGTCTGTTAACAAGTTGGTTATAAACATCATCTTTATAAGTTTTAATTAAAGCCCAAAGTGATCTTAAAGTCTTCCGATATAAATAATCACCTTCAGAATAAATTGTAGGTTGGTTACCAAAATTTTCCATATCTTTATAAATAGGTTGAATTTCATTCCAGGATTTACCAGAATTTAACCAAGCGGTAATAATTTCATCCAAAGTTCTTTGACCAGGGGAAATTTCAACATCTTTTATAATTTTCATTGACTTTTCAGTTTGTGAATTGATAATTCTTGTATGAACATTTTGATTATCATTTACAATTTTCTTTAATTCATTCTTTTCAACTGCATCAGGATATTGAATTTCCCAAATATTGATAAAAGATAACAGACGAAGTTCAGCATTATACAAAATAGCTTTTCTCTTGATATCTCTATCTATTTCTTCGAGAGTTGTTCTTTTTTCTTTCAATCTAGTTTCATATTTAGTCCTGAGATTTTCAACAATAAAATCTTCTATTTTTATTATGAACATTTCCAAATCTACATTATACATATTTGAAATTCTATCAATGTCTTTAACGAATTGCCATTCGTTAAAAACACTATATTCTATTTTTCCCCACACATCAGACATTATCCATAGTGCATCTCTAAATTTACGTTCTTTTCTAATTCTAGCTTGCATAAAAATTAGTTAATAATAATAATAGGAAAAAATTTCAATTTTTTATTTTAATAATAATACTTACAATAAGGCTCTTTTACTGTATTCTTTCCGTCATAATTATATCATCACTAAGATAATCTTTTAATCCAAAATATAGTTTAGTAGTATCGGCAATATAATAGTATAATTTAATTACCAATGTTGCTATCTCTTCTCGAAAATATTTGTTTGATAAATCACAATTATTAATATTTATATTAACAGCTCCATTATTTTTTAAATAATTTAATTGTTCATTAGTTAGAGAAACCGGAGATAAATAAATTGCGTGTAAAATAAAATGCTTATTATTTAATTTATCTTTTATTAAAATACAGTCATTAATGAAACTATTTAATTTATAATTTGTTCGTTGAGTTTTTTCAAAATCAGCATTTATCAAAAAAATATGCTCATTAACTTTAATAACAACATTAATATTAAAAATATTATCTCCAAAATGTCTTTTAATTTGTGTTTCGTTCATAATATTTTTTGAATAAAAGGTAAAACCTTCATTAATTGCATTTATTATTTCTAAATTTAAGTTCATATTATATAAGTTCATATTTTATTTTTTCTTATACCCGTCAAGTGTAAAAATAAATATACTTAAAATTGCCAAAACAACAGCCAAGGTTTTTAAGCTACTAATCTCTTCATTAAAATAAAAAATACCAAGTAATGTTACTGATATAATTGAAAATAGATTCCAAGTTAAATTAAGAACTGACATAGATGTATGAGATAATCCCAAATAAAATAAACCTATTTGAAAACTATATAATATAGCTGGTATAGCTAACCAATATATATTCTTAAAATAATTTTTTAAAAATATATCTTTCGTAATTCCAAAACTAATTAGATCATTAATTGCTAAAGCTAATCCAAAAAATATTATATTAAAACTATTTATATGCATTACATTTACTTAGAATTATATTTTTTTGCTAAAATAATATAAAGTATTTTTACCATAGCCTTCTCTTTTAAAATCAACATTAAATCCTTTACTTTCCCAATAAATAGGAGCTTGGAAATCGAAAGTTTCAACAGTAGCCATTGTACAATTTTTTTCTTTAGCTAGATTTATTGCTAAATCATATAATTTTGTTCCAATACCCATTTTTCGGCATTCTGGAAGAATAATCAACAAGTCAATATGAATGGTTTGCCAAAAAATTTCACCCTTAATAGCGCCTATTATTTTATTATCTTTATGAGCTACAAAAACCCAATATTCAAAGTCAGAACTTTTAGACAATTTATTAATAGCATAATCTTTAAAATAATGAGAAAAGAAATTTGATAACGTTCTGGAAGATGGATTAGCAACTCCAGATATGTTATATTCTTGTGTAGTTATAAACTTATCAGTAAAGATAATATCATTAGTTTGTGTAATATTTGTACAAGTCATTTTTATTTTTCAGTATTCTATATATATTAAACTAGATTTTTATTAAATATAAATAAATTATTTTTTTTTATTAAATAAGACAAGCAATTATAATATTTTTAAAAATTTAATTTGAGTTTAAAATCATTTAAATTATTAATAATTATTAATGTCATTAACTTGTGTTTCTGGTTTTTGGTTAACTAAAAATAAACATAACAATAATTATTTAGACTGGTTTAAAAATACTTTATCTATTAATTGCCCGTAAGTGTTTTTTGGTAACA